TACAGATCTACGATTTGAAATGTGAGTTGTTTGAGTATAGTGGTGAGCACTTTAGAACAGGTGAGGAAATCCTAGACCACATTGAAGACAATACGAAAATCAATGCTATTGACTATTCTCTTCTTGTTGAGTCAGGTAATCCTACTGAAGATGGATTGTACATTGCAAATGAAACTGGGGGTCCAGTTATCCTTGAGAACTACAATATCAACACATTGACCCAATCAAACAATGACATATATCAAACAGAGAAGACTGCTATCATAGACTTCAGTCAGTTGGATCCATTTAGTGAAGGTGAATACTAATGTTCAAGCAGCAGTTCTATCATAGAACACTTCGTAACTATATTGTTATGTTTGGTAATTTGTTCAACAACATTTATGTCCATCGTTATGATAGTGACAATAATATCAATACAAGTATCAAGGTTCCTATCAACTATGGACCAAGAGAAAAGGCATTGTCTCGTCTTGACCAGGACCCAGACCTGATTCACGAATATGCAATGATTCTTCCACGTCTGTCGTTTGAGATGATTGCAATGAACTATGCACCGGATAGAAAAACAAATACACTGAACAGAAGAGCACATACTACAAACTCAGATGAGTCTCGTTTGCAGTATCAGTATGCACCTGTTCCATATGACCTGCAGATCTCTTTATCTGTTATGGTAAAGAATGCTGATGATGGAGCACAGATTCTTGAACAGATCTTACCATACTTTACACCTGAATGGACACAAACGCTACAACTTATCCCAGATATGAACTTTGTGACCGATATTCCTGTTGTCTTACAAGCCGTTTCAGTGGAAGATACATATGAAGGCTCTTATGAGCAGCGGCGGGCAATGATACATACACTTGACTTTATTCTCAAAGGATACTTCTTTGGACCAATCAAGACAGGTGAGATTATCAAAACAACGCAGATTGATATCGGTGTGCCTAAAGCAAACACTGAAGTGTTGATAGATGCAAAGACGGGTCAGCCGTTGATGAATAATAAGATTACTGATGCTGATGTAGCAGCAACAGGAAGAAGCTCAAGAATCACTACAAAGCCTGTAGATGATGGAGTAAGTTTAGCAGACATTGATGCTGCTGATAATTTTGGATTTGGTATTGATAGAAACTTCTATACTGATGGATTGAAGTATAACCCTGTGACGGATCAAGATGAATAAAAATGTGGATGATAAGATTGGCGATGTTTTAGATGTTGAAGTTGTTGAGGTTGTAAACCCACCTTCACCTTTGAGACCGGTCAATAGTGAATTATTAGATGATGATGGACAGATGAAGCGTGACTTTGAATATACACGTGAAAATATTATGACCATTATTGAGACCGGCAATAAGTCTCTTGAAGAGTTGTTTGATTTAGCAAGACAAGCACAGAACGCACGAGCGTTTGAAGTTATTGCAAGTCTAATCAAAACTCTTGCTGATGCCAACAAAGACCTTTTAGACCTTCATAAGAAAAGCAGAGAACTTGACCCTGAGTCAGTATCCAATGCTAAGACAGTCAATCAAAATCTCTTTGTTGGAAGTACAAAAGAACTTATGCAAATGATAAAGGATGCTGATAAAGATGGTTGATACAAGAGAACATTATCTTGGCAACCCAAACCTCAAGCGTGCAAACATTGCTATTGAATGGACCGAAGAACAGGTCCAAGAGTTTCTCAAGTGTAAAAAAGACCCTATTTACTTCATCAAGAAGTATGTCCAGATTGTAAATGTGGATGAAGGTCTAGTTCCGTTTGAACTGTATGACTTCCAGGAAAATATTGTAACAACGGTGAAGGATAACAGATTTACTATCTGTAAGATGCCTCGTCAGTCTGGTAAGACAACTACGGTTGCTGCTATGATTCTGTGGCACGTATTATTCAACGAAAACTATAATGTTGCTATCTTGGCTCATAAACTAGCCCAGTCAAGAGAAATTCTGTCTCGTATCCAACTTGCATACGAACATCTACCTAAATGGCTACAGATGGGTGTTGTAGAATGGAACAAAGGTAATATTGAACTAGAGAATGGTTCAAAGATTATGGCTTCTGCTACATCTTCCAGTGCTGTTCGTGGTGGTTCATTCAACCTTATCTATCTAGATGAGTTTGCGTTTGTTCCAACTAATATGCAAGAGTCGTTTTTTGCATCTGTGTTCCCTACTATTTCATCTGGTAATACTTCTAAAGTTCTTATCACATCAACGCCTAATGGTATGAATCTATTTTACAAACTATGGGTAGATGCTGAAGAGAAGCGTAACCAATATAAGATGATTGATGTTCATTGGTCTGACATTCCTGGCAGGGATGAAAAGTGGCGTATGGATATGATTTCCAATACATCAGAAGACCAGTTCCGTGTTGAGTTTGAATGTGAATTTATTGGTAGTAATCATACTTTGATTAGCGCTGCTAAGTTGAGAGCAATGGCATCAAGGACCCCTATCGCTATTCAAGATGGTCTAAGACTGTTTGAGAACCCCCAGGAAGGGCGTTCGTATGCTATGATAGTAGATACATCAAGAGGTGTAGGAATTGACTATAGCGCCTTCCAAGTTATAGATATTACAGATTATCCATATAAGCAAGTAGCAGTATATCGTAATAATAACATATCGCCAATGGTGTATCCTAATGTTATTCACACAGTAGCAAAAAACTTCAACAATGCATTTGTACTTGTAGAGATAAATGACATTGGTGGTCAGGTAGCAGACATCCTTCACGCTGAGTTTGAATATGATAATATCTTTTGGACACAGAGTAAAGGACGTGCCGGTCAGCAGTTGAGTGCAGGCTTTGGTCAAAATGGCTCATCCAAAGGTGTAAGAACGACACACCAAGTGAAACGTATTGGGTGTTCTAACCTAAAAGACCTGATTGAAACAGATAAACTACTAATCCAAGATATTGATACAATCATTGAACTTAGTCAATTTGTCCTTGTAAAGGATAGTTATCAAGCAGAAGAAGGG